CGGAAATGCTCTTGGACGTGGGTTCAAATCCCACCGCCTCCACCAAAATGTAAAGAACCGTTGAAAAATCAACGGTTCTTTTATTTATACACGAATTATACACGAATTTTATTCAATATAGATAAAGCCTTGTCTTCTTCCTGGGGATAGAAGTGGCTATATGTGTTGAGTGTCTGCTCTATGTTGCTGTGACCAAGCCTGCGACTTATCTCAAGTATATTAACTCCGTTATTAGCTAGCAGGGATGCATGGCTGTGACGAAAGTCATGTATGCGTATATGATGTAGTCCTGCCTCATCTGCAATCCTGAAATTCATCTTAGATAATGTAGAATCTCGGAGTGGTCTGATGCCGCCACAAATATAATAATCCTCGTTGAATCCCTTGTAGGTCTTGCCGCGCTCTTTATGTTCTTTCAGTATATCAATTAATGGCTCAGGCAATTGCACAATTCTATTACTGGATTTATTCTTTGGTGGCGTCTCCCGGTCGTCACCTCGTAGCTTCTGCGTGATGCTCTTTGTGATATGTATAGAGTTATTCCTTAAATCATGCCAACGCAGGGCATGTATTTCGCCTTTTCTAGCTCCTGTATAGTATGCAATGGCAAAGAATACGTAATAATCATAAAAGTCTATCTCTTCGGCGATAATCCATGCGGAAGAGGCGTAGCGGAGAAACTCATCAGGTGTATAATATTGCAACTCTTTTTTATTCTCGTAAGCATTACGGAAGTTTGGTACCTTTGCTAAAGGATTGCTAGATAAATATTCGTTTTGCACTGCCCAGTTTAATAGTGCTTTAAATGTCACATAAATGTTTGATTTAGTTCGATGTTTTAAATCCAATTCGCTTATGCCTCGCTTCCACTCGTTCAGAGCTGGAATGTTCAGCTTGTTAATTCTAATATCAAGAGGTCGTACATACAGATTAAGAATACGGCGGCTCTTATCAACAGAACTTTCACGGAGTTCATGGCGTTTATCTTCCAGGTATAGATCTATTAGCTCTGGCACTGTTAAGGTACTTGATGGTGCATGATCAGACTTCTGTAATTGTGCCTCAAGTGTCTTGGCAGCATCTAAGCCATAGGCAACGCGAGTAAGGGAATGAGCCTTGCCGCTATCATCTGTATAATTAATACGGACCTTATATTTTGTGAGACCATTCTTTTTGTCTCCAGTATTATATATAGGCATAATACACCTCCATAAAATTCGTATATTTTTGCACAAAAAGCGCCCTAATAACAACTATTTTCGTGACCTAGTTGTAATATATGGGCGCTACTGATATACTTCTAATTGATATTGTGTTGTGTTATTGGTGATTACATCAATAGCTCCGAATCGCTCCTATTGGCGTAGGGGCGGTTTTTTTATTATTTCTTTACTTTCTCAAGTTTCATCTTCTTCTCTACACCTAGTGCAGATGCCTTATAGGTAATATACTTGCCGTCGTAAGAGAACTCTTTTGTGCCGTCCTGGGATGCCATTAAGGCGCTTTCGTTCTTTTCCTTGTTGGCCGTTGAAGTCCACTTGTAGACCTTTGTATACTTGGTTGGTTTTTCATACGTTCCCGACCAATATAGAGCCTTCGTATCTTCGCTCATCCAATAAATCTCGATTGTGTCATCTGTAACGGTCGCCTGTTGCCATCCGTCTTTGTCGCCATCGACTTGCTTCCACTCGCCACTTAGGTTGTACGGTTTCTTTTTAGCTTCGGCTTTTTTTCCTCCACACCCTGTCAGTCCTATTGTGACAGATAACATAAGTGTGATAGCTAGTGCGATTGTGATTAGTTTCTTCATAATACGTCCTTTCTTGATACGTCCCTGGTACCCTTTTAGTGACTATATCAGATTATGCCTTAATACCTCTAGATCCTGTACAGATAGCATAGTGCATAGGTCGCCATTCCTTATGTGTTCTAGTTCATGTTGTAGTGTTTTTTGTTGTCGTTCTATCGAGTCCCCTGCGTTTACGAACACGGTATAAAAGGCTTGTCCGTCCTCATAATAATAGGCTGTTAATCCGTGAACTTTACAGGGTAAATCGACATAAGCAACCCTGTATAATTCGTCCACAGTTACTTACCTTCCTTCTTCTTTAATTTCTCTAGCAATGTTGCAACGTACCTTATATCTTCCTCTGATACATCTCTTGCTGCGTCGAACAGCACACGGAGCTCGTCACGTTCGTAAAGCTCTTTTGCTGCTTCGGCCGCTTCGGGTTTGATGTAGTAGGTAGGCTCATCGTCGGGGTGTTCTTCTATTAAGTATGATTTAGGAACATTGAAAAAATCTGCAATTTTCTGAACCTTCCCCATCCTTGGAAAAGCTATGCCTTTCACCCAAGTGTTGAATGTTTGTGGTGATACCCCTATGTATTCAGCAATTTCTGCTTGTTTTAAATTTCTCTCTTCTATTAACCTGCTGAGGTTGCTTGAAAATAAAAGCTTTTGTTTTTCGTCCGTCATAGTATCAACCTCCTGTTAAATTTGATTATATTGATTTAATACCTGATAATCAAGAACAAAATAAAAAATAATTTGATTTTTGTGTTGACATCAAATTAAATTTGATTTATGCTAGAAACATCAAAACACGAAAGGAGATAGATATGCTACAAATCAGTTTAGCGGCAGCTAGGGTTAATGCAAATCTTACGCAAAGAGATGTAGCGAAAGCCCTTGGAATATCAACCCAAACGCTTGTAAATTGGGAGGCAGGGAAAACAGAGCCTTCTGCTAATCAGGCTAGAGCCCTGGCTTCCCTTTATGGAATCAAGCTGGACTATATTTTTTTGCCTGATTCATCAAATTAAATTTGATACAGAACGCACACAGAAAGGAGGACACATGCAAGTACAGGATTTTACAAAACTATTAGAGCTATCAAAAGAAGTAGCAAAAGAGCTTAAGAATTATCACCCTCATATGACCGTGGTGATTACCGCTGACTACGTAAGGGTGGATGAGAGCGTTATCGGCTTACCTATAAGCGCTCGTATGGATAAACCGAAACTAAACCACAGAGAGTGGAAAGAAAAAGAATCGGCGGAGTTAGCAAACGTTATTACCAACCACATGATGTCGAGCTCTCTAACCCTTGAAGTTTTAGATGAGGCTAAACGGCAGGTCGAAGATTTTTACCGCTTTAGCGCGACGATAAGGAGGTAGCGCATGGAATCGCTAAAAATACTGGGGCAAGTACACATCATAGAGGTTGTAGACGAAATTAGTAAAAGCGATTTGCTTAACGGGATGATTGATCATGATAACCAGATTATATACATCCGAAAATCACTTCCGGAGGCAAAAAAGAAAGAAGTGTTATTGCACGAAGTTATACACGGTATATCAGAAGCTCTAGACATGGACTTAAAAGAAAAAGCCGTACAGATGCTTGCACGCTCACTGTACGACTTTCTGACCACAAATCAGACTATTTCTTCTTGGATGGTCTTTGCGAAAGAGCAGAGCCCGCAGCAGTCTTAGATGCCTTGCTAGTGCGTCCGTCTCTTAACACTTTAGATGCGGCTGAAGCTGCACTTTTAGAAGTAACTTTTGACTTCGACATTTTATCACCTCCTTTCGAGGTGAGTATATCACAACACTATATCAAGGGGGCACACCATGAACAACGCAAGATTCCCTCGTGTAAGAGCCTCGACCAAGGCTGCACACGAGATATACCACAACAACACATACCTTATGACTAAGGACGTCAAGGACCTTTTCAACTGTTCACCAAGCACAGCTGGAAAGATTAAGAGGATAGTCCTATCCGAGATGGCAGAGAGAAACGAACGGATTTACTCGGACATCCCTGGATTAATAGACAAGGATATTTTATTCGAGCTAGCAGGGTTAGATATCGCAAAGATAGACAAGAGCTACAAGGAGCTAATGAGGTATGAAAATGTTTAAGTCGGTTAAAGAAGTAATGCTAGAGGCATGTAAGGAAAACGGCAACACGCCTATACAGGAGCTAATCGGATGTATCAGCATGGCGGCACTTATCCCGACACTGTGGCTGTTCATGTACATGTGTGGGGCGAGGTAAGGAGGAGTTATGGGCGCCATAATTAATAAAAGAATAATAGAGTTCGGTGATAATCATGCACTGAACATTTTAGGCAACTACGGCAGAGACCGTAGAGCTAGAGAAGTGAAGTACTACACCATCTCTACAGACACGGGGATTGTTTTAGGCAGAATTAAGCCCGACTGCTCATACGAGCAGTTCCTTGAAAAAATAGCCCTCAATGCTATGTGTGAGGCAGAACGCCTATCTGACGTAATAAACGTCATGGAAGAAGAGTATGCAGAGCTGTGTGAAGATTATACAGCTCTCAAAGAGGAGGCAACTCATGATATTTAAGACTTTTGTAATCGGAATGGTGCTAGTAGGCATCACAGTGATTTTGACCGAGTTGCACCGATTCATGGTGTACAGCGAAGAGTTAGAGAGGGAGGAGAACAATGCTAGATAAAGAGCGCATATACGGTTACGCAAAGGCTTACCTAGAGTCGGTTACGGATCTATTGAAGGATAAAGCTGAAGAGGCTGAAAGCGACTTCTATATAGGTGATAAAAACCTACTGAGGTCAGCTCTGAATCAATACGAGGACGATTTGAGCGAGCTAGAGGCACTTATGGAGGCAAACAATGAATAATTTAGGGCTCGAGCCTAAACACATGAAGGAGAACCGACTAGAACACTTCTTCAAGGACATACTCGGAACAGACAGAACGATTCCTAGAACGGAGTGCGACTGGCACGCCCCGAGGCTTGACAAAGAGCCAACGGATGAAGAGATGGAAGCGATCGTCGGCAAGTACATAGATGATCCGGACGATGTAATGCCGTTAGTTGATTAGGTGGCATTTATGAAAATTGTTATTAAGCGAAGCTACGGCGACGTAAAAAAAATAAAGGAATTTCGAAGAGCAATTAAGGAGGCTAAAAATGGAATTAATACTACAGATGAACGCGGAAGAGGCAATCGAGGTGACACAAAACGGAACTCTTAAGGCGCTTGCAGAGTCACTCAAGACATTCAGCAAAGACGACTCTGTTCCACAGGCACCCGTAATGGACTGTGCAATTGCAGAGCCAGTAGAGACACCAACAACCGCACCTATGCCGGGAAGTGCTGCACCTGCGTGGACAGCTGGCGGCGGAGCAGTTGACGACTCTACTCCACAGACACCTACGCCGCAGACAGCAGTACCTACAGAGGCAAAGAGTTATACGGCAGACGAGCTACAGAAGGCGGCTATTGCACTGATGGACAAAGGTGTATCAATGGATGATATCGCGGCACTTCTTGGTAAGCATGGCGTAAGCTCGCTACCAGAGCTCACACCTGATAAGTTCGGAGCATTCGCACTTGATCTAAGACAGTTAGGAGCTGATATCTAATGGCAGGACACAAGGACAGAGCACACGCGCTATTATCGGCAAGTGGCGCGCACAGATGGATGAACTGTACGCCTAGTGCAGTGCTAGAGGCACAGTTCCCAGATACTACATCAGAGGCTGCGAAGGAGGGCACACTCGCCCACGAGATGGCAGAGGCGAAGTTACAGCACCTATTCAATACGCAGGACTACCGCAAGGCGAAGCTGACTAGGGCACTTAACAAGATTAAGAAGGATGAACTCTATCAGCCGGAAATGGACGGATATACAGACGACTACGTTGCGTACGTTCGCAAGTCGGCTATGGAGTTTGAGAAGTCGCCTTACATCGCTATCGAGAAGAGACTTGATCTAACCGCATACATACCCGATGGGTTCGGCACAGCCGACTGCGTAATGATAGGAGAGAGGACACTACACATTATCGACCTTAAGTATGGCAAGGGCGTACCTGTATCCGCAGAGAATAACCCACAGCTCATGATATACGCTCTAGGCGCACTAGAAGCATACAAGATGTTATTCGCTATCGATACGGTCAAGATAAGCATTGTACAGCCTAGAATCGACAACACCAATAGTAGTGAATTCACAGTTGAGGAACTAATTAAGTTCGGAGATAAGGTCAAGCACTATGCGGACATAGCTATCAAGGGCGACGGTGAACAGACACCGGGTGATTGGTGCAGATTCTGCAGGGCAAGACAGCAGTGCAGAGCTAGAGCCGATAAGAACATAGAACTCGCTTTTGAAGTAAATAAAAAGCCACCTCTTATAACTAATGAGGAAGTAGGCGAGTACCTACGTAAGGGCGAAGATGTAGCCAAGTGGCTATCAGAGTTACAAGACTATGCACTAGCTGAGTGTCTAGCGGGAAGAGAAGTAGACGGCTACAAGGCTGTTGAAGGTAGAGGCTCGAGAGCGTGGACAGATATGGACGCAGCATTCGAGGCTATCACAGAAGACGGTACAGACGAGGCAATGCTATATGAACGCAAGCCTCTTACATTGGCACAGGTGGAGAAGTTAATGGGCAAGGCTCACTTTGCAGATGTAGCGGGAGAGTACGTAATTAAGAACCCAGGCAAGCCTACACTCGTACCAAGTACAGATAAAAGAGAAGCTATCACTAATAAGATTTCAGCCAACGAGGCATTTAAGTAATGGAGGTAATAACAATGGCAATCGGAGACATGACAAACGTAACAACTGGAGAAGTAAGACTATCATACGCACACCTATTCAAACCTTACTCAAGTATTGAAGGACAGGAACCAAAGTACAGCGTAACGGTTCTACTACCAAAGACAGACACTGCTACCAAGGGGCGCATTGACGCAGCTATCGAGGCGGCAAAGCAGAAGGGGTCTAGCGGATGCTACAACGGAGTGGTTCCACCAGTAGTACCTACGCCAATATGGGACGGTGACGGAACTAAGCAGGACGGTACTCCATTCCCACAGGAGTGCAAGGGACACTGGGTATTCAGTGCTAGATCAAGCGCTGACTATCCACCAGAAGTAGTAGATGCAATGGGCAATCCAATCATCAACCACAGTGATGTGTACAGCGGTTGCTACGCAAGAGTAAATGTAGAGTTCTTCCCTTATAACTTCAACGGTAAGAAGGGTGTAGGGTGCTCGCTCGGTCCAGTTCAGAAGCTAAGAGATGGAGAGGCACTAGGCGGAGCTGCACCATCAGCAGCACAGGCATTCGGTGCACCGCAGCAGGCGCAGCCACAAGTTAACCCTATCACTGGTCAGCCAGTAGACAACGTACCATTCTAAGGAGACACCATGAAGCACCTAAGTATTGACATAGAGACATATAGCAGCGTTGACATCAGTAAGGCGGGTGCTCACAAGTATGCAGAGAGTGAGGACTTTGAAGTCCTCCTCTTTGCCTATAAAGAGGACGCACAGCCTACGAAGGTTATCGACATAGCATCTGGCGAAGAGATACCGCCTCATATAGTTGCAGCTCTATCTGATGTGTCTGTTATCAAGCATGCATTTAACGCAGCATTCGAGTGGATATGCCTTAATAAGGCGGGCTACTCTACGCCGATAGAGCAGTGGCGCTGCACGATGGTACACGGACTGTACTGCGGATATCCCTCAGGACTAGAAGCGATAGGCAAGGCAATAGGTCTTCCGGAAGATAAGCAGAAGCTATCAACTGGCAAAGCACTAATTAATTACTTCTGTAAGCCTTGTAAACCTACTAAGTCTAACGGTAGTCGCTCTCGCAACCTACCTAAACACGCACCGGAGAAATGGGATCTATTCAAGGAGTACAACAGACAAGACGTTGAGGCGGAGAGTAGCATACTCAAGAAGCTAACTACTCACCCCGTACCAGAGGTAACATGGGCAGCGTGGGTCGAGGACATCGGCATTAACTCAAGGGGTGTTGCGATAGATGACCGCCTACTCACTGGGGCTCTATCGCTAGACGATATGAGTACAGCAGAGCTAGTGGATGAGGCTAGGGCTATCACAGGACTGTCTAACCCTAACTCAAACGCGCAGCTACTCGGTTGGGTTAAGTCGCAAGGTATCGATGTAGATAACCTCCGCAAGGACACTGTATCTGATCTATTAGACGGAGAGCTCCCGGAGAACGTAAGGGCGGCGCTGGAGCTACGCCAGAAACTCGGTAAGTCCTCAGTATCCAAGTATAAGGCAATGGCTGAGGCTAGAGGTGAAGACGGAAGAGTAAGAGGGCTACTGCAGTTCTACGGAGCTAATCGCACAGGTAGATGGGCGGGGAGGCTCGTGCAAGTACAGAACTTACCGCGTAACTACATTAAGACCCTAGACGAGGCAAGGGAGCTAGTAAAAGCATCAAACTACAGAGGGCTCAAGCTGATATATGGGAATGTTCCGGATACGCTCTCACAGCTCATTAGAACAGCATTTATACCCGCAGACGGTAAGAAGTTCATCGTATCTGATTTTAGCGCCATAGAGGCTCGTGTAATAGCGTGGCTAGCGGGCGAGAACTGGGTACTAGATGTGTTTAAAAAGGGTGGTGATATCTACTGCGCTACAGCATCTCAGATGTTCGGCGTTCCAGTCGAAAAGCACGGAGTCAATGGTGATCTCAGACAAAAGGGCAAGGTTGCCACACTTGCACTAGGTTATCAAGGTAGCTCTAACGCATTAATCCAGATGGGGGCTCTCAACATGGGTATCCCGGAGGAAGAACTTCCCGATATCGTGAGTAAGTGGCGCATGGCTAATCCTAACATAGTTCAGTTATGGGACAGGATGAATAATCTAGCCATACACACTATAGATACCGGCGATACTACTTACCTTAACGGTCTCACACTAAGGTCTGAACTAGATATCATTAACGGTCTTAAGTACTTCACTATTGAACTTCCGTCTGGTCGCAAGCTGTTCTACTGCTCTCCTGGGCTAGGTACTAATCGTTGGGGACATACTTCGATTGAGTACAAGGGCATTAATCAGTCTAACAAGAAGTGGGAGACGCAAGAAACGTACGGAGGCAAGCTCATAGAGAACGTTGTACAGGCAATCGCTAGAGACTGCCTAGAGATAACACTACATAGGTGCATAGAGGCAGGCTACAAGCCCGTTATGCACATACACGACGAGATCGTCATAGAGGCAGAGCCAAGCGGCAAGCTCGATGATGTTAACGATATATTTGCTAAGCCGATACCGTGGGCGGAGGGGCTCCCGCTATCGGGTGCAGGCTTTGATTCATATTACTACATGAAGGACTAACACTCATGATTAACGATAGACATATTACAATAGCGACCGCAGGCAGCCGCAAGTCCATTAACTGGGTAACTGGCAGCCTTAAGTGGTCAGAATTCTGCGAGAAGCTTAAGACTCCTATTAAGTCGAAGGAGACGCTCCGGGAGTACCTAGGCTACACCAAGGCCAAGCAAGACGAACTTAAGGACGTTGGCGGTTTTGTTGGAGGCAGCCTCGCAGGAGGTCGCCGTAAGGCGGATGCAGTGACAGGGCGCGACCTTGTTACTCTCGACCTCGACAACGTACCTAGAGGTGGTACGACTGACATCCTTAAGCGCGTTGGGTCACTAGGCTGCGCTGCTGCTGTCTACAGCACACGTAAGCACAGCGACTACTCACCTAGGCTAAGAGTCATTATTCCGCTCGACCAGACAGTAACAGCGGACGAGTATGAGCCAATTGCTCGTAAGCTAGCCGAGATGATAGGGCTAGTGTACTGCGATCCGACTACGTTCGAGGCATCACGTCTTATGTACTGGCCTAGTTGCTCAAGTGACAGTCAGTACGTGTGCGAGATATACGATAATGCGTTCTGCTCCGGGAAGGGCATACTTGCACTATACGATAACTGGCACGACATATCGTCGTGGCCACAGATACCAGGCGCAGATGCAATCGAGAAGAGGAGACTTGCGAAGCAAGAAGACCCGACGACCAAGCACGGCATAGTTGGTGCATTCTGCAGGGCATATACCATACCGGAGGCAATGGAGAAGTTCATACCAGGTATGTATGAGCCTACGGAGGACACTAATCGCTACACCTATACAGGCGGTAGCACGGCGGGCGGTGCAGTTATCTACGACGGTGACCTCTTCCTCTTCTCGCACCATGCTACAGACCCATGCAGCGGACAGCTTGTCAACGCATGGGACCTCGTAAGGCTACATATGTATGGCGATAGAGACGACGAAGCGAAAGAGGGTACTCCAATGAACAGGCTACCCTCGTTCCTCGCCATGAAGACTCTAGCGGCTAATGACAAGGCTGTTACCGATATCATGGCTAAAGAGCGAATTGAGGCGGCTAACGAGGCATTTAAGGAAGATAACCTACTACCTACTAACGGAGACGATATCGATACTGACTGGATATCGAAGTTAGCACTAGACGCTGGCGGACAGATTAAGAAGACTATCAACAACGCAGTGATGATACTTGAGCATGATCCACTACTTAAGGACAAGATAGCCATTGACGAGTTCGCCAACCAAGGTGTCGTGCTAGGAGCGCTGCCTTGGGATAAGGGGACTGATCAGCGACCGTGGACAGATAACGACGATGCTAATTATGCGAACTACATGGAGCTCTACTATGACATTAAGGGCAAGGACTTACTCAGTAACGCACTTACTATCGTATCGGGCAAGCACAAGTTCAACGATGTTAGGAAGTACCTTAAGGGTCTCAAGTGGGACGGTGTGAAGCGATTAGACACACTTCTTATCGACTACTTGGGCGCAGAAGACAACCCATACACAAGGGCGGTTATGCGTAAATCATTATGCGCAGCAGTTACTAGAGCTATGAAGGATTTTGTTAAGTACGACTACATGCCGATACTGGCAGGACCACAGGGAATAGGTAAGAGTACGTTCCTGTCTACTATAGGTAAAGCGTGGTTCAGTGACTCGCTCACCACATTCGAAGGCAAGGAAGCTGCAGAGCTTATACAAGGTGTGTGGGTAGTCGAAGTAGGAGAGCTAACTGCTATGAACCGCCAAGAGGTTAACGCAGTTAAGCAGTTCCTATCCAAGGTGGACGATATATACCGTGCACCATATGGCCGCAGGACAGCCAGATATCCCCGTAGGTGCGTTTTCTTCGGGACATCTAACGAGGTTGAGTTTCTCAAAGATGACACGGGAAATCGCAGATTTTGGCCTATTGATGTAGGCGAGTATGAACCCACTAAATCGGTATGGGATGATCTTCCGGGCGAAGTAGACCAGATATGGGCGGAAGCCTACGCGTACTATCTATTAGGTGAAAAGCTATTTCTCACAAAAGAGATAGAGGTTATAGCACATGAAGTACAGGACGAACACAGCGACTACTCCGCGCTTGAGGGCAACATAAGAGACTACCTCGAGACTAAAGTACCTACTAACTGGCTAGATATGACGGTGCAGGAACGCAGGATGTTCCTTAACGGTAACGCAGCATATGAGGGCGAACTTGAACCAATGGACAGGGTGTGTATAGCACAGATATGGGCTGAGTGTCTTAATGGCGATATTAAGTATCTTAAGCCTCAAAATAGGAACGAGATAGCGCGGGTATTAAGGAAGATACCAGGTTGGGAAAAGGTCAGAACAAACATAAGATGTGGTCCGCACGGAAGACAAAAAGGGTTCAAAAGGGCGTCAACCATTTAGTAAAAAAAGCGGTTGACAACAAAAACGGTTGACAAAGCGACGTCAACCGCAAAAAGAGGGTTGACACGCTAGTTGACGCTTGCAGTTGACGCTAAAACCGTTGAAAAACTAATAATTATATCTATTTGTCAACTATGTCAACCAAAAACCTATAAGAGTTAAAAAATAGAGAGTATTAGAGATACCTAATATTACCTAAATTACCTAAAACGCCTAATTATATCTTATATACGCGTAATAGAGTTGTCAGTTGACAAATTAAAGGAGGCGCAAAAATGCTTGAAAAAGACATAGAGAAATTATTCACGGCAGAGATTAAGAGAGCGGGAGGCAAAGCATATAAGTTTACCAGTCCAGGAAATGACGGTGTGCCAGACAGAATAGCAATGCTGCCCGGGGGACAAGTAGTGTTTGTAGAACTTAAGACGGACACAGGGACGCTATCAAAACTACAAGAGCTACAGTGCAGACAGATTGCTGAACTAGGGCAGACTGTTAGAGTGCTACACGGACTGTCAGAGGTTCGGGACTTCTTCCTAGAGTTCGGATTAGCGACCGCAGCATACAGACTTGAGCGCAGGTTAGCGAGGTGATAGGTCGTGAAAATTGCATGTGTTTGTGAGAAATGCGGGAAAACTGTTTATCGCTACAAATACCAAATACTAAAACACGTGTTTTGCAGCAGGGAGTGTTCGAGAGGGTATCTAAGTCACAAAATGACCGAGATGAATGAGAAACTAAACCCCAACAGAATGACACCTGATACCCGCAAAAAGTTACGCGAAGCAAGATTAGGAACTGGCGAAGGAGTAGCATACGAAAAGACTTACGGCAGGCATACCCACCGAATAGTAGCGGAGCAATTTTTGGGTAGACCTCTTAGAAAAAGCGAAGTGGTTCACCACATTAATGGTGATAAAAGGGATAACCGACCGGAGAACTTGATGGTTTTTAATAATCAAAAAGAGCACGCCAAATGGCACGCCGAACACAAAGGAGGTGATGAGACCCATGGAGTATAGACCACATGATTATCAGAGACACTGCATTAATCGCATTATTGATACACCTAGACTAGGACTATTTCTCGACATGGGTCTTTGAGGCTTGGCAAAACTTCGATAGTGCTATCGGCAGTCAAGGAGCTTAAGTATAACCGCTTCGCAGTATCCAAGGTGCTTGTTATCGCACCTAAGAAGGTTGCAGAGGGTACGTGGTCGAAAGAAAAAGACAAGTGGGATCATACAAGGTGCCTACGCATCAGCAGGGTGCTAGGGAGCGAAAAAAAGCGTATAAGGGCACTTTATGAGCCAGCTGATGTATATATCATCAACCGCGAAAATGTGGTGTGGTTAGTCGATTTTTACAAGAACGATTGGCCGTTCGACATGGTTGTCATAGACGAGTCATCTAGCTTTAAGAGCCATAAGGCGAAGAGATTTAAGGCACTATCAGCAATGGCGCCTAGGATTAAGCGAATTGTAGAGCTGACCGGAACACCATCACCTAACGGACTAGCTGACCTGTGGGCACAGCTGTATCTCCTGGATGAGGGCGCAAGGCTAGGCACCAGATATGCAGGATTTCGCGAGAGATACTTCGATGCAGGACCAAGGCACAACGGCATTGTGTACAAGTACAGCGTTAAGCAAGGGTCAGAAGAGGCGATACTGTCGGCCATATCGGACATATGCGTATCCATGAAGGCAGCAGACTACCTAGAACTCCCAGACTGCATTATGCACGAGATACCTGTTGAGTTAGACCCTAAAGCGGCTAAAGCCTATAGGGAGCTAGAGCGAGAGATGGTGCTAGAGCTTCCGGACGATGAGGTAACTGTCACGAGTGCGGCTGCGCTATCAAACAAGTTACTGCAACTAGGTAACGGCGCAATCTACGGAGAAGACCATAGTGTACACGAGGTGCATGGGTGCAAGATAGAGGCATTTATGGAGCTTATCGAGAGCCTTAGCGCGTCGGGTAAGAGCGCACTAGTCTTTTATAACTATCAGCACGATAGGGAGAGACTACAGAAGGCACTTGCCAAGACCGGACTAGTCGTGAGAGAGCTTAAGACGACACAGGACGAGGACGACTGGAACGCTGGCAAGATAGATATACTGCTTACACATCCCGCGTCATCAGCTTATGGACTTAACCTACAGCAAGGAGGTAACCACGTTGTGTGGTTCGGCCTTAACTGGAACTACGAGTTATACACACAGGCTAACAAGAGGCTGCATAGGCAAGGGCAGACCGAGAAGGTTATCGTGCATCACCTAGTGTGTGAGGGCACAAGAGACGAGGACGTTATGGCAGCACTAGCGAGAAAGGACGACGTACAGCAGTTCGTTATGGACTCGCTTAAGGCACGAATTAAGAGGATTAAGGAGGAGTCATGCTAATTAAAATAATAGCCCTAATGCTGCTAGGTGTAATTGCCCTAGTGCAGCACTACAGGGGCAACATAATAGCGGCTAACCGGCTGTATTTGGTGTTCGATATAGGGCTGATATACTTGATCATTATCCCGCTACTGGATTTATTCATAGGACACAGGCAAGGGATGCACGTGGCAGCAACGATACTATTGGCGGTAGCAATTGTTGCAGATATGGAGGTACGTAATGGCTAAATGGATATTAAGTGCAGAGTCCTACGGGGCTTTTAGGCACACAAAGGAATATATTCCTGTTCCGAATCCGTACGGAGTAACAGTGATTATGGAGCGCCAGGCAATCAGGCTGACTAGCGGCTGTAGGTGGGCGACTAGAGGGCATTACGTATATGCAAGGGAACGAGAGACGGTGCGATTCGATACACTGCGAGAGGCTCAGCGATATGCAGAGCAGTTAGGAGGTGCAGAATGATTAACGAAGATTTGAAGTACATAGCCGACCACTATGGGTTAGAACATCAGCTAGGAAAGTGCAAGGAAGAGCTAGGCGAACTTATAAAGGCTATCGACTCATTGGACGAAAAGGCAATTGTTGAGGAGATAGCAGACGTCGAGATTATGACCGAACAACTAAAGTATCTTATGCGAACCGAGCCAAGTGTGGAGATTTACAAGGAGTATAAGATTGCTAGACAGCTTAGAAGGATTGACAAGGAGCAGGGTCATGAATGCGATAACTAAAGAGGAGCTACTGCGCATACCAAAACTACGCAAGCAGATTGCCCGGAAGAAGAGACGCATTGAGCTGTACGAGACGAGAGCAACTGGAGGAGCTATAGAGTATAAGGAGCGCGTACAGTCAAGTGTGAGCAACTCAGCTAGCGACTGCCTATGCGAGGCTGTAGATCTACGGCGGGAGCTCATTGATGACACCAAGGAGCTTAACGACTTAATCAATAGGGCCTATGATTTTATGAGGACGTTAGACGAGGTGCTCCACAGGGATATCGTGTATGCAAGATACATTGTGGGGCTACCCTGGAAAGACGTTGCGAAGACGTTTAATTATTCCAATCAACGAATTTTTCAAAAACATCGCGAGATTTTATGTAAATTATAGTTGATTATAGTTGATTATAGTAGGTTCTCTAAAATATGATATACTCAAGCAAAGCTGGAGAGGGGAAGAATAGACCCTCGCAGCACTGCTTGAAACAAATCCATTTATAAAGTCAAACTTAATAAGGTGTTGCCCGGTACCAGTTGGTATCGGGTTTTCTTTTGTGATACAATCACGATAAGTATTAAGTTGATTTTGTGGAGGTGTTTTGAAAATGCTTTGGAACGTAGTTAGTCTTGCATGTTTAGGATTACTTGCAGTTATAACTTATTTTGTAAAAGATTTACCTGTTTATTTCAGAGAAATGAAACTAGAACAAAGTCGTGCGAGAAACAGTCAAGAGCTACTTCGCGAGGCATATTTCAGAGAAATTGGTGGAGAAGAAGTTGCACAAATTTTAAAAGACTGGTTGTCAACTTTATTTCGTTTCAAAGATGATAATTTTGAAATTGACGACGAAGAAGATACTGATGAGGATGGAGAGGCATCTTCTGTTGAGGATTTGCTTTCTCGAACAGTATTATATGGGACTACTCACACAATACATTTATGTGCATTATATATGCAGGATTTGTATGAAGGTATTCTTGACAGCGAAAATGATGGGTTGGACTATGCGGGGTGTAAGTCAATTTTGTATTCAGCTTTCATTATTTCAAGTTTAAAGTTTGATTTTACTGGATACGAAGTAGAACCTTTGAGATTTCTTGAGATGAAGATTAATGATCTCTCAGAAATAAAAAAGACTGAAGCATTCAAAAAAGCTCTTGAAGATATCAAACGAGAAGATAAAAGGATGTGACAACATGTTAATTCTTATGATTTTGGTTTATGTGCTGAATGAAAATCGTGTTATAAATTTAAGTTCACCTAAGCTTATAATAACTGAAATTGTGCTAATGGTGTTATTTACTGTGGAGCTAAAGGTGGCGCATCATTTTATTATAAAAAGTACGAGGTTTAAGAAACGTTAGATCTTGCAAAGAGTCCTTCGGGGCTCTTTTTTAATACTTACAAAACAAACAAAGGGAAGAGGTGAGGCTGAATGCCAAAGGCGAGGAATCCTAAAGCAGATGAAGCCGAGGCTCTATACAATAAAGGCTTTAAGCTGATAGAGATATCTAAACAGATGGAATTACCAGAAGGCACTGTAAGGCGGTGGAAGAGTGTTTATAACTGGGATGCCGAACGTTCGAATAAAAAGAAAGCGAACGTTCGTAAAAGCAAAGGCGCACCTCGGGGCAATCAAAACGCAAAAGGTGCGGGTGCTCCTAAAAAGAATACCAACGCCGAAAAGTACGGATTTTTCTCTAAGTATCTCCCAGAGGAAACACTTGATATCGTAAAGGCTGTTGAAAAGGCTAATCCACTTGACCTATTGTGGCATCAGATTCAGATTGCCTATGCAGCCATTATCAGAGCACAGAGGATCGCATACGTAAAAGATAAGGACGATAAGACGATTGAGAGAGTTGAAGAGAGGGATGGCACTGTTTGCGGCGAAAAGTGGGAAGTACAGCAGGCGTGGGACAAACAGAATAACTTCCTTAAAGCCCAGGCAAGGGCTCAAGGAGAATTGCGGAGCTTAATCAAGCAGTACGATGAGATGCTGCACCGTGATTGGGATATGGCGACAGAAGAGCAGAAGTCACGCATAGATCTAATCAAGGCGCAGACAGCGAAGGCAAAAGGCGAAGACGCGGCAGAAACATTCCAAGACGACGGTTTTATCGAGGCTCTTAAGGGCGAGGTTACGGACGTATGGGAAGATTAGCACAAGTATTTAGGTTTCAACCGTTTAGCAGGAAGCAGAAACAGGTGCTTACGTGGTGGCTTCCAGAGTCACCCGTGCAGGAAAAGAACGGAATTATTGCAGACGGTGCTATCCGTTCTGGGAAGACCGTATCGATGGCGTTATCTTACGTCATGTGGTCGATGGAGACGTTTAGCGGCGAGAACTTCGGTATGGCTGGTAAGACTATCGGTGCATTCCGTCGAAACGTCCTAAAGCCACTCAAGTTGATGCTGTTCGCTAGAGGATACAGGTTCAAGGACCATAGAGCCGATAATTTACTCGAGGTAAGACGCAACGGGGTAACGAATTATTATTACATCTTCGGTGGTAAGGACGAACGCTCACAAGACCTTGTGCAGGGTATTACGCTAGCTGGGTTCTTCTTCGATGAGGTTGCCCTTATGCCTGAGTCTTTTGTCAATCAGGCTACTGCTCGTTGCTCAGTAGAGGGGTCAAAGTGGTGGTTCAACTGTAATCCAGATAGACCACGTCACTGGTTCAAGATTAATTGGATTGATAAGGCGGACGACAAGGAGCTTATATACATTCACTTCACGATGGACGACAATCTGTCGTTATCGGAGGCAATAAAGGAACGATACAGACGCCAATTCGTTGGTGTCTTTTTTAAGCGCTTTATTAAAGGGTTATGGGTCGGAGCTGAAGGACTTGTACATCCACAGTTCGCAGATGATGCAGAAAAGTACGCAATTAGCTACGACGAGCTTATGAAGAGCCAACACAAGCTAGTTCAGATTTTTATCGGCATAGATATAGGCGGAACGAAGTCGCACTCACCATTTATCGCTACTGGGTTCACTAAAGGGTTTAATAAGCAAATACGACTGCACTACAAACGGATTTTACATAGTAAAGGCACGGTAGATCCAGAGAAGATATACAGCACTTTCGGAGAGTTTGTAAGCGAGGTCAGAAGTCTTTATCCAGGAGTGCCAATAACAGCTGCGTTCGTTGACAATGCGGAGCAACTTATACTGAATGGATTGGCACTATACAGTACGACTAACCACATTGGTGTCAATGTGAAAGGCTGTCGCAAGACAGAGTTTAGTGACAGAGTGCTAGCATACAATGCTGTCATAAACACAGGACGTTTCATGTGGGTAAAGGACTTCTGCGAACCAATTGCAAATTCGATTAGTGAAATGGTGTACGACAGCAAGAGTAAAGACGAGAAGTTGCTTGATGACTTCTCAACTGACGTAGATACATACGATGCTGACTTCTATTCATGGAGTTACTTCATAAATTATTTTCATCCTATAGGAGGACGTAAGTGAGAACGCATATTATTGAGTTCCTCAATAAAAGAGGATACCAGACGAATAAAAAGGCTCTAGAGCTGATAGACATCTGCGACAGTTGGTATAGAACAGAGCCGATAGAGGGTTTCCACGACCGCTGTACAGTTAACGGCGAGAAGTACGAAGTGGCTCGAACCGGGTTTGCAAAAAGGGTATGTGAGGACGATGCAAATCTGTGCGAAGTTGTGGATCTAACCATCGAGGACAGAGCGAGTAGCGATTACATCAATGAGGTCTTTGCTAGAGAAAACTTTCAGAAGAACATCAGAAGACAGCTAGAGCTAATCGCAGCGGAGGGGACTGTTGCGGCGTATGTTCGAGTTGTTGGTGCTGATGTACTTGATACGAAAGAGCTACAGGGCGGAGAAGTCGAGATTGTATATGTACCTCCTAAGGGTATATTCCCGTTAAATGTCGAGAAGGGGATTATTACCGAATGTGCCTTCGCTTCTGAGGACACGCTCAATGGTAAGACTCAGACAACTATCGTGCTTTTCGAACTTGTTAATGGCGAATATAGGGCGACTACTGTAGTGCTTGACCATAACGGTAAAGAGTTAGTCGATGAGCATATCGAGGTTTTGCTAGGTGAAATTAAGCCGTTTGCGGTGCTGACAACTGCGGCCGTTAACAATCTCACCGATATGCAAGGCTACGGACTGCCTAAATTGTACGGTGCTATATCGGAACTGAAGGCGGTCGACTTAGTTTTCAATGTACTCTTTGGCGACCTAGATAAATCCGACAAGATGATTCTGTACAACGAAGCTCTTTGTAAGTTTGACGAAACTGGAAAGCCAATAACACCGAACAAGCAACACAAGAAGCTCTTCGTGTCTATGGGACAAGCTCTTCCGGAGGAAGGCTCACTGATACAGGAAATTAATCCGGAGATTAGAGTAGACGAGATCACTCGCTCCTTCGAGCTTGTGTTATCTCTGCTATCTCTTAAATTTGGTTATGGATCACGTAAGTATAGCTTTGAGAATGGGCAGATAAAGACCGCAACGGAATACATCGGAACCAAACAAGACTCTATGCAAGAGCTTAACAAACAGAGACAGAATTTGACCGACTACATAGAGGGGATAATCAAGGCTCTGCTATGGTTCTCGAATGCATTTAATAAAACTAGTTATGCCCTCGATTCCGAAGTAACAATCGGATACGATGACAGTTTCATCATCGACAGGCAGAGCGAACTTGAAGCGATGCGACAAGATGCACAGACGTTTGGACTGCCGAAACTGGTTATTTATTACCTTATGGAGAAGTACAACTTATCCGAAGAGGATGCGACAAAGTGGTACAACGAAGGCGGAGCAGAGGCGGACCCAATTGAACCTATAGAGGAGTAATTCGATATGCTATCGGATAGACAGAAGGAGCAGCTATCTGCGGAAATGGTGCCACTGTTCCAGGAACTTGAACAAGATATAATTCAAGATATTGCTCGAAGAGTTCGTAAGGAGTCGCGCTGGACAGAGACTGCAGAACTACAGGCAAAGACGCTCGAGGCTTTGGGATATAAGCCGATGGAGATTCGGAACAAGGTCATGCGAGAGCTAAAGGCTGATAAAGAATTTCAAGCTATGATTGCGAAGAATACACTCGATTACAAGAGGGCTGTCAGAGACCGCATAAAACAGCTTGTAGCGGACGCAAAAGAGCGTGGTGATGATATTGTAAGCCGAGCTGGCACAATGGCATTTAACGACGATTTGTCCTTCTGGAAGTCGAAGGGAAGACACCTCAGACACAGCTCTGAACTGGCTGAGATAAACGCAACTGCTTCACACCGATTAGCTCATGAACTGAAGAACCTTACACACTCTACAGGGTTTAAGTTTATCGGCGCACCTATAAGGCTAGATAAAGCGTTTAGCCATGCAATGGATAGCATGATAATGAACGTAGCCTCGGGCGGTTTCTCGAGCGGACAAGCGATAGAAAAAGTCGTGTCAGATCTCGAGAAGAGTGGAATCAGGCACGTTGACTTTGGCTCTGGTATCTCTAGGGGCATTGATGTAGCTGCTGCACTTGCGGTTAGGACTACACTCGGTCAAATGGCTGCACAAATATCAATGGACAACGCGGTACAGCTTGGAACAGATTTAGTTGAGGTTTCGTCGCATGCAGGAGCCCGTGAAGGTGATGGGCACGCTGACCACGCAGCATGGCAAGGAAGAGTGTACAGCCTCAGCGGTAGACAACATCCGGAAGAAGAGAAAAGGCTCGGCTACAAGATATATAAGCTGTCTGACGTTACGGGATATCCGGACGATCCATTAGGCTTGTGTGGATATAACTGTCGCCACACGTTCTATCCATTCCTTGAGGGCATTTCTGAGCCTAACCCGATTGAAAAAGACCCAGACCCTGTAACGGTTGATGAACGCACTTATACATACTATCAAGCATCGCAGGTACAGAGGAGACTCGAGAGAGAACTGCGAGAGTTAAAGAGGCAGTATATAGGCGGAGACGAGACAAGGCTAGCGGCAATTAAGGCAAAAGAGCAGCGATACGCAAGATTCTGCAATAAGGCGGGGCTTAAGCAGAATCTTGAAAGGCTTTACGTTAAAGGGTATAAGCGAGATTTTGAGTATATAAAACCGATTGAAGATAAGAGTGTTGGTGATTTTAGAAACGTTATATCAGATTTTTATGATAAAGGCGTTACTAAATTTAATGATTTAGATAATTTTAATCTAGGTAAATTACCCAAGATAAACAACAATCCTTTTCTTGACGGTTCAAATGTATATATTGAGGGAAGGTCTCTACGTAGGATTTTAAACAAGCATGGGCGCGAAATGACACTTGAGGAATTACTATTCATTGAGGATTCTGTGAAGTCCCCAAGCTATTATGCTGATAATTCAAATAGACACAGTAACTCGTTGATATTATATAAAAAAATACCGGGTAGAAAAAACCGATACGCAGAATGTATCTTTGTGAAGCGTGGCAGTGGATATATCATTCACTATCACAAAATGAATGATAGGAAGCTGAGAAAGCTCAAAAATGAAAAAGCTTTATTTGACATAAGTAAATAGGAGCTGTATACTCTTATTAGAATATACAGCTTAGAGGTTGAAAAGTATCCGGCTCCAACGCGCCACCGGTATTGGTGGGTCGAGAAATGTGGGCGACATCCGCCGGTCCCACCTAAGCTGTTTCTATGGAACGTACGCGGGTGTCCTTCGGGTCCCGCGTCTTTTATTACAACTAAATAAGTTAATTAGCATCGCAATGAAGCGGTGCTTTTTTATTGCCCTTGGACTGCGGCGTTAAAGGTGAGGTCTGACACAAGTTGGTCTGAACATAAGGGCTTGTTTAGACGTTAAAAGAAAGGATAAATCACAATGGCATTAACAAGAGACTCAATCAAACAGCTAGGCATTACAGACGAAGACCAGATTACCAAGCTACTAAACGCACACCATGCGGAGGTTAATCCGCTAAGAGAAAAGGCAGAGCAGTACGACAAGGTAAAGGCTGACTTCGACGAACAGAGCAAGTCAATTGCTGACCTAAAGGCATCTGCTGGCGACAAGGAAGCGCTACAGAAACAGATTGCCGAGCTAACAAGTGCAGCACAAGAGAAGGATGCAGCACACCAGAAGGCAATCGAGGAAATGCAGAGCAAACTAGAGGGCGCAGAGTTTGACAAGCTCCTAGATGATGCGATTACCAAAGCTGGCGGAAGAAGGAAGGCAAGTATCAGAGCAGAGTTAAAACTTGAAGAGTTAAGGGCGAGCAAGGATAGGACTAATGACATCGACGCAGCAATTAAGGCGCTGAAAGAATCGGAAGATACATCCTTCTTGTTCGGATCAGACGCAAAGCCATCTGGAGCAAGAATAGACTCGTCGGGCAGAACTGATACAGGCACAGATGGGAATGACGCAGCTATGGCAACTGCAAGGGCTGTTATGGGACTCAAACCAACAGGAAAGGAAAACTAAACAATGGCAAATCAGATTTCAAAATTCAAAATGTACGTTGACCTACTAGATGAAGTTTACAAGACCAGTTCGGTTACAGCCGTACTCGACGGTGCTCCAGAACTGGCACAGCAGGGCGCAAATGCAGACGAGCTTGTAATTCCGAAGATTGACATGGATGGGCTTGCAGACTACGACCGTTCCGCAGGATACACTATGGGAAGTGTAGAGCTTACAAACGAGACAGTTAAGTGCAACTTCGATAGAGGTCGTAAGTTCCTTGTAGATGCAGAAGACGACGCATCAACGGCAGGAGTTGCGTTCGGAAGACTATCGTCCGAATTTGAGAGAACCAAGGTAATCCCAGAGCTAGACGCATTCAGATTCGCAAACTACTGCAAGAAGGCAGGTGCTAACATCGCAACTAGCTCGATTACAGACGGCGCTTCTGCTATCAAGGCGATTGCTAAGGCATACGACACAATGACAGACAACGAGGTCCCAGAAGACGGAAGAATTCTATTCGTATCGCCAACAGTGTACGGTATGATTAGAGACCTTGACACAACTAAGTCAAAAGAGATCCTACAGCAGTTCGCTACCGTCCAGAAGGTTCCAGCAAGCAGATTCTTCACCGCTATCGAGGTGAACGACGGTAAGACAAGCGGTCAGGAGAAGGGCGGATACAAGAAGGCTGCTACAGGTAAGGCACTCGACTTCTTGATTGTTGAGCCTTCCGCAGTTATCCAGTACCAGAAGAGAAACGTTAACAAGGCAATCGCTCCAGAGGATAACAAGGATGCAGACGGTTGGCAGTTCAACTTCCGCGAGGTTGGTATCGCAGATGTGTACGTTAACAAGGCTAACGGCATCGCTGGAGCTTGCAAGTAGCATAGGAGGTAAATCATGAGCAGAGTTATAGGACTTGAATTCGATGAGGCAACTAACGAGGTTATCGTAGAGGAAGAGCCAACCGAAGAGGTCGTAGAGGAAGAGCCCAAAAAGGGCGGAAAGAAGTAGTTAAATGCTAGCAATGATGACTGAGGAATACCTTACGTATTATAACGATGAAGACGTGGATGTTGACAGACTCTATAACAGGGCGAAAGTGATACTGAACGGTATTACTAGTGGCCGAATTGAAGAGGTTACAGAGGAGCATCCGGAAGATTATCGTTATGATAGAGTCAAGGGGGTAATCGCTCTAGTTATACATGAACTACATTCGAGGGCAAGTGTATCAGGGGTATCTATCGTATCTAACGACGGATACTCCGAGCACTATGTCGGTGAGGTTGAGTGGCAAAGTGGACTAGAACGAGCCGTAAGACAGGCTCTATCTGGTACGGGATTGACGGGGTGCATGTAATGAACTTTACAGACACAATAACAATGTACAGTTTGGGGTCTACGAACGGTGACGACCACTATTGGGAGCGCTTTGTTATAAAGGGTTGTCAATGGAGGGAGAAGACTGTTCGCACTACAGATAGTGGCGGTAAAGTATTTAAGACTAAAGAAATCTCAGTTACTATTCCGATAAAAGGCGATTTGAAGAATAGGCTATTCTTTGACACTAAAGGCAAAGATATCATTGTCCTAGGGGAGTGCCCTATGATTAACGTGTCAAATCGTGAGTTTGAAAACATCAAAAAGAACTACACTTTTTTCACGATTCGCACGTTTACCGACAACTCGCGCCGAGATAGGCTCAAACATTGGAGGTTTACATCATAATGGGGCTCAAAATCAAAGACGCAAGAGTCGAGATGCAACCTATAGCGGTGATACTTCGCAAAAGAGGACTTGAGCCAAGCGGTAAGGTTCAAAGAGCCGTCGACCAAGAAGTCTTAAGGCTCTGCGAACCGTACGTACCACATGACTCTGGCGCCCTGGTGCGTTCTGGAACAATTCACACGAAAATAGGTTCCGGAAGAGTCGTGTATAGGACTCCGTATGCTCGACGTTGGTATTATCGACCAGCCCATTTTAAGGGGGCACCCAAAAGGGGTAATTACTGGTTTGAGCGCATGAAGAAGGAAGGCGGACGAAACAAATTACTAAAAGTAGCGGCACAAGTTGCTGGCGCAAAGGAGAAGTAACAAAGTGGTGACAAATAGCGAAAAAATTAAGACGTGGTTGAGCGGTTGCAAATTTATTCAGATAGAGGACATTGATACTGACCGACTTGAAGAGGGGGCTGACCGCATTGGGGTTTACAAGCAAGCGCAAAGAGATGTCACCGAGTTTGTGGACGGTTCCAAGATAGTTAGTGAGTATTATTACTTCCTTGTTCGAAAAGACGCACAGCTTGAACACGATAGGAAGTGGTCAAATAACTTTATGGCAGTCTTAGAGGATTGGATAGAGGAACAAGACCGCGTTGGCAACCTACCAGATGTAGAGGGTATCGAGAGTGTTTTTATCGCAAACGGTTATTATATGATTGATATCGAAAACGACGACGCAGTTTATCAGATCTCAATCGGTATCACTTATCACAAGAAAGGAATTAATTAATGAAAGGTGAAGGCAAGGTTAAAAAGTACGAAGTCGCACTATTCTTAAAAGGAAAAGGCGCGACAGACTACACAAGAATTAAGAAGGCAACAGAGCTCAAGTTAGAGTTCGGTGCAAGTACACAGGAGTACGACTACATTGCTGATGAGAATCCAACAATCGAGCTTGACAAGTATAAGCCAGAGATTAGCGGACTTCCTCTCACGATGTACAGAGAGGAGCCAGATTTTGCTCTTATTTGGGACCTGGCTTACAACCTCAAGACTGGAGGCGAGGCAGTTGTAGACCTTCTGCTCGTGTACAAGTTCGATGAGGATGCTGCAAAGGCAGGTACCTGGAAGGCTTGGAACGTACCAGCAACTGTAGTTGTAAAGACTCTGGATGCAGTAGATGGCAAGATTGAGTTCGACCTACAGCTCAGAGGTACAGTCATTAAGGGTACAGTTACAGAAGAGGGCGGAAAGCCTAAATTCAAAGCAGCTGGCGCATAGGTTATCCCTAAATTAATACACTTTTTAGGAGGGATGTAACAGTCCCTCTTTTTTATTTACACGAAGGAGATATAACAATGGAAATTATTCTAAATGATAAGGAGTTCGAACTGCCAAAGAGAACTCCGAAGATTGCAAAGCTGTTCGATGACTTCAACGCAACATTCGGAGAAGGCGATGTAAAAGTTCACAACAGCGCAATGAAAGTGCTAGAGGCAACTATCGGACGAGAAGGCATCAAGGATGTGTTCGGCACAGCGGATTCGGAACAGATTTCCGTTGTAGAGTCTGCCATTGCTGTAAAGGAGATTGACGACGTATACATGGCTCCGTTAACGGAGTACATGATGAGAAAAGAGGCTGCAGAGATGGATAGGCCAGCATTTACAGCTGCAAACGAGCTCTTGCGCAATGTTGCGAACCTATCAGAACTAAAATAATGCAGTTACCTTTTAGAAGGCTACCTAAATCGCTAATAATTGACGATGTTGAGTACCCTATACGTACAGATTTTCGATTTTGGCTCGCGTTACCAGAGCTTGAGGACTTATCTGTGCTGTTTATAGGTAAAAATCCGTCATTTATGCGTTATTTCTCTCAAAGCGCAATAGAGAAGATTGTCGAATTCTATCACTGTGGCAAAGAAGTTGAGCAAAACGAGAACAGTGTCAATGTTTTAGATTTTAAAATCGACGAAAACCTAATTTATGCCGCGTTTAAGCAGGCATACAACATGGATTTGTACGATTTAGAGACCGATGAGCTCCATTGGTACAAGTTCAAGGCTCTTTTAGACGGATTACCTCCTAATACAACCCTATCCAAGGTTATTGAGATAAGAGCATATGACGGGGATGATCCTGCTTATAAAAAGCTACGTGATAAATTCGCACTTCCTGGAAAGCTAACTGAGGAGCAAGAGGTAGCAGGAAAGAAATTTGATGAGGTATTCAAATAATGGCAGACGGTACACTTATATTCGACACCAAAGTAGAAAGCGAAGGTGTCAGCACTGGCATGTCTACCGTTAAGAAACTGTTTACCGCAGGTATGGGGTTCGTTGTAGCAAAGCATGCTGTAGGTCTAGCAAAGATGGGAATTGCTTATAATTCGCAGATGCAGGACTTCCAGAGCAAATTTAAGGTTCTGCTGGGTTCAGCTGCTAAAGCAAATAAACACGTGGCAGAACTGCGAAAGCTAGCTATGAAAACGCCCTTTAGGACAACTGATTTAGCAGCTGCATCGCAACAGCTACTTGCGTTCGGTGTTAACTCTAAGAGTGTTAGTGGTCATTTAAGACGGTTAGGTGACATTTCCCTCGGGAATAAGGAGAAGTTCCAGCAACTAGGACTTGTATTCGGGCAGGTTTCGTCACAAGGAAAGTTGATGGGACAAGATCTATTACAGTTCATCAATGCGGGATTCAACCCATTAAAGGAGTTATCCAAAATGGGGCGAGGCACATATCAAGAGTTAAAAGACCAAATGGCGCAAGGAAAAATCAGTTTCAAGGATGTACAAGCAGCAATTGAGCACGCAACATCTAAAGGCGGTCAGTTTTTTAATGGTATGAAAGAGGGAAGCAAGACCTTTGCTGCTCAAGTTGATGCACTAAAGGGCAACCTCGAAATTTTGGCAGGTAATGCGTTTAAACCACTGTATAATCTGCTAACGCGTATCGTACCTCACCTAGGTGCGGTCGCATCAAAATTAAATAAATACCCGAAAATAATTGGGGCGGTAACGACCGCAGTAACAACACTTACTGCGGCGATGGTGACGTTTTATGCGGCGCAGAAGTGGGCTATATTCAACGAAGCTATAAGGAGCTCAATGGGTAGCGCAATGAAATTTTTCAGCGCATTCCACAATTCGTTGTGGCTGAATCTCGGTGTTGGGGTAGATAAGATTATACCAGGACTAGGGACTAAACTACTCAACATCCCTATAGGGATGCAGTCGGCAGTCGGCAAGCTCTCAAGTGTGCTTGGTTCGGCGGGCAAGTCAATTGCTGCGTTCATGGCTACACCAGCGGGAATAGTAGTCGCTGTTGGGGCAGCAATAACAGCGCTCGGTGTATGGGTAAACAAGATAGGCGGAGTTGATAAAGCTATAGCTCTGATTCATTCGAAAATAGCTTCCTTTAAGGCGAAAATACCAGAATTGATAAATGGTATAGGCGCAGGCTTTAAAGTCGCTGTAGAAGGGATTAAGACGGTTCTATTCGATGTCTTGCCAACAGTGGCAAAGGCTATATGGAAAGCGTTGCCATCCGCTCTATCGACTCTCGGTCAACTCGCAAACGAACTTGGAACGTATCTGTTCAAAAAAGTAGGTCAGCTTGCGCAAGCAATCGCAACAGGATTACCGAAGGCACTACAAGCGGTTATAACCGCTATTCCTAAAGTACTTATCGAGTTATTTACCCGTTCGGGTGAAGGCGCAAAACAAGGCGGCGAACAGGCTGGCGCAAAAGGTGGCGAGGGAATCGCTTTGGGTTTCCTTAAGACTTTTATCGTTGGTATGGGAAAGCTAGCTCTCGCTATTGTTACGGCTCTGCCTCAGATTGCAATTGCAGTTGTAAGCGGAATTGTAAAGTGCATACCGATAATTCTCTCGGCTGTTGGCAACCTTGCAATTTCAGTTCTAAATGCAATAGGCAGAGGACTGGGCAGTCTAGTTACGGTCGCAGTTAATTGGATATGGGGGTTTATCGAAGGCTTCCTTGTAGGTGCAGCGAACGTGATCAACGCAGTGTGGAACTTTGCAAAGACATTGCCAGGCAAGATTGCTAGTGGCATCGGCTCACTTGTGTCAACGGCGATTAATTGGCTGGTTGGATTCATCACGGGTATGCACCACGGATTCGTGAGAGCGGGATCGGCTGTGATAAGCGGAGCCAGGTCGCTTCCAGGTAAGATAAGAGGGGCGCTAGGCAGTCTTTACAGCATAGGCGTTCACTTCCTACAGGGGCTCATTAACGGTATAAAGGCTGGATTTGGCAAGGTATTCGGCTTAATTAGTTCGCTTGGTTCAAAATGTAAAGCAAAGTTAAAGAGTGTTTTCGATATTAACTCGCCATCAAGGTTCACAACTTGGATAGGTAAGATGCTTATCGACGGTATGGATGTTGGAATCGTGAAGAACACTGGCAGACTGCTGAACTCTATAGGTGAACAAATGGGGCTCGTACAAGATGCGTTCTTAATTGACTCGCCAGAGATTAACCCTATAGCCTCAGCAATTAGTGGTGAGCGTTCAAGAATCTTCGGTGCGACAGGTTCAAGCCAACATGTTGAAGTTAATCAGACCCTCAACTTCAACCAGCCGTGGAAGTCACCAGCGGATGTAACGAGAGCTATTTCGTGGGAGACTGCGAAGTTAGGACTAGCAGGAGCACAATAATGATACACAACTTAGTTTTAAAGGCCGTTCGTAGTGACGGCCTAATATTTCACTACGAATCAGACGACTGGCGAACTACTTCTGTTACGGGGGTAGATGCTGCGGATATAGAAGTTTCGAAAGAAGCAAGAGGAGTTGGAGATGGTGCAATTATCACGGGAAGGCGAAGACTTCCGAGGGAGATAACTATTACCGCACAGGCGCAGAATCACGAGGCTAGAGCGAAGGCTCAAGGGTTCCACAACAACCGTTACAAGGTTGATTTATACATAACCTATAACGGAGTAACTCGAATTGCGAAGGATTGCGAACTTACTGGAAAGTCAATTCCGACCAAGAACGTTTATAAACGTCCGGACATGACTATAAAGTTCTTGTCACCGCATGCCGACTTGTTCGCCGTAGAGGGTGATCAGACGAGTTTTAGCAAGAGTCAACCTCTATGGGCGTGGCCTCATGCGTTTAGAAGTGGTGAGAAGCGGAACTTTTCAAGAGAAGAGGTCGCAACCGAAAAGGTTATAGAATATCTTGGCTCTTCCCCCGCACAGCCTATTATCGAGATTGAGTCTCAAGGGTATGCAAAGAATATCACTGTTAAGGTTAATGATAAGGTTGCAATTCTAAATGTGGAGCTCAAAAAGGGCGACACGATCACAATTGATACATCTCGTTCATACGCAGTACATAACAACAAAATACTAGCGATGGGAATGGGTGACGACCCGTACGACTTTAGGCAGTTTGTGCTCGATTATGGCGACAATGTTGTCAAGGTCGATGCAGAGGCGGGGGCTTCTGCACTGAGGACGAGCATAGAGTATATAGGGAGGTATGATGGCGTATGATACAGTTCTTTGATAAGTTCATGAATCGCCTAGAGGATCTCGACTTCATAGAAGTGTCATGGAATCGTAAGTGGGCCGAACCTGGAGACTTCTCCATACATCTCGCTGCGAAAGACTGGAACAAACATGCGAAGTTCGTACGCAACACAGGACGTCCGGAGACAGGTATTATTCAGAAAACAGTATATGAGGTAACTGCACAAGGGGCGATGGTGACTGTATCAGGCTTCTTCGCTGAAAAGGTACTTTCTAAAGTCGTGTTGCACTCCGACGAGAATGTTAACGAAAGAGGGGCAACTGTTGTGTTCGGACTTTTCGCGAACATCAATTCTAGCGCGCTAGGGCAATACTCCTCGCATATAACTGACCACAGCATACCGCCATCGGTACCTGGTCAAGTGTGGGGCGACTACGACGCTGAATGGATGCCGGAGCTAGTCTACTCCTTTAAAGGAGGAACCGACGCGGCGACATCGCTATATGATGCTTGTTTGCTGTACGGATTGAGCATATCGGTCGAAGTTGCGGAGACGTACAAAGAGTCTGTTGACTGGATAGAGGAGTGGCAACGCAAAATAAAAGAGCCACACTTCCTATACAAGGTATATCCTCTTCATGGTCGAGATTTAAGAAACAAAGTAATCTTCGGAGTTGGCTGGGCGAATGTCTCAAAAATCGAATATATCTACGACGATAGCGGAGTAGTTTCGATTGTAGAGGCTAGACAGACAATGGAGGAGACCGGCTTTTCAAAAGAAGAGCTAGTCACAGATGAGCAAGGCAACACTAAGAGCTTAATTCGAGAATTTTATATTGATGAAGGGAATCGTCCTCGAGATCTTGACCTATATCCAAAAAAGGTAATTCAAGGAAACGTATCCGGCATCGAGCTTAAGGTATCCAACGAATCAACCATTAGGGAGCAACTACGGAACCAAGCGAAACTTGAGATGCTTAACAATTGGAGACAAGAGACAATTAATGTCGATGCGCTCCAGAACACATTCTACTACTTACAGGACTACAATCTAGGCGACATATGTACGATAGTCCTTGATGATACAGAGCAGATGTTCACGGCTCGAATCATGGAAGTTAAAGAGGTGCATCGCAAGAACACCGTAGAGGTACAACTTGTTATGGGGACACCTCGCAAACAGAACTATGTCGCTTTAAGTATTTAAGGAGGTAACTAAATGATTGCATTACCACTACAGTCACATTTTGATTCAGACCCTAATGGTGATAGAGCTGTGTCGGATAGTGATATAAGGGAAGTTTTTAAAGCCGTTTGGTCTAATGGTGTAACGACCGTTAGGGCGGATGGTTCTGACATGCAAGTACAGGCAGTTGGGGGTATGAAGGTTAAAGTTATGCCTGGAGGTTGCGTTATCGAAGGAGCTCTTGGGCGAAACACGAGAGAAGAGACGATTAACATCGCGCAAGCTCATCCATCGCTGAAGCGAATCGACAGAATTGTCGTAAGGCTCGACCTATCCGACAGTGTTCGTAACATGCTCATATACAAGAAGGAAGGCACACCGTCAACAACACCTATAGCGCCTAATCTAGTTCAGCAACCAAATTACTTCGAGATTGCTCTAGGGGATATATACGTAGGCGCTGGGGTGTCCGAGATAACAGCGGCGGCAATTCTTGACCAGAGACCAGACAGAGAGCTGTGCGGCTTTGTCTTGCCAGCATTCCCGGTTAATTTCAGCCTAGAGGCAATTACAGACCGTTGGCAGGCAATCCTAGAGGGAGCTATTAGCGGAACCGCAGCAGGAAGTCTGCAAAATTCAATTGAAAAGTTGAAAAGCGACATTCAGGGCGCAAATATCGGTCTAAAAGATGTACATATCAACAACGCATCGTTAGAGTCTGAGCTTGTTGCTTACTTTGGTAGCAGCATAAGAGTATAGGAGGTGGAATATGATAAGTCTTAATAACACGCTCACAGCTATCACGGAAAAATTCAAAAGTATAGATGAGGCGGACACTGGCATCAGGACAAAGGTTATAACTAAAACTATCAACATCAAGAAGGGAATAAACTCTCTCGGAAGTGTTGGTATCGAGGTGGATAAAATCATCTCAATTAGTGGAGCAGTGCAGTATGCGAACTATACGTTGCCATTACCTTATCCAATGCTTAACTATGGTAGCGGAGGTTATATCGAGTGGGGATTAGCTACAATTGTTCGCTCTGGAAATCTTGAACTTATATCAGGAGCCGAATGGAACAACTGTAAAATTAAGGTTGTTATTTCCTATATGGGGGGGGTAAAGCTCTGTAAATTCAAGGCTTTCAAGCGCTTTGCAAAACTAATAAAGATGGGAGGTGTCGCATAATGATATCTCTAAACAAATTTATGGCAGAAGTAAAGAATAAGCTGAAGAGGCTTGAAGATAAGAAATATGTAAAAGATACCTTGTCTTTGAGCGGAACATGGACAGCTCCACATGACGGAATCGTTACTTGTAGCGGAAGAGCAACTGCTGCAGGTGCATATTTGTTTTGCAAAGATTTAACAGAAAATGAATATGTTGGATTGTGCACAATTGCGAATAATCAGCAGTATGGCTCTGTTTGCTTTGCTGTAATTAAAGGGCGCAGCTACAGCTTCTTACACAGCAATTGGGGCGAGCAACGCAACGTGTACATTCATCAGAATTAGGAGGAATTAAAGTTGATAGACTGGACAAGCATTGTAGTAGCTTGCGTATCGGCACTTGGGGCGGGCGGGGGCTCGCTGTACGGTATTCGCAAATCGAGCTGCCTTACTGATTACAAGATAGACAAGCTTACGGAAGAGGTCAGGAAGCATAACGACTTCGCATCGAGGATTCCTGTAATCGAGGAAAGACTCGAGGTGGTTAAGCATCGATTAGATGATTTAGAAAAAAATAAATAAGTTAGTTAGCCGGGCGAAAGCTCGGCATTTTAATTGTCTGAAAGGAGGACAAAATGAATCTAGATTTTATTTCAAAACTGTTTATCCCAATGGTGCTAGTATTTTGCTTGTGCATTGGCTATCTAATGAAAAATTACATGCCATCAGATAACAAGATAATCCCAACAGCACTATTCGTCATAGGAGCTATCTGCGGTGTTATCTGCCTGGGTGTCAATTTCGAAGCGCTTGTAAGAGGTGGATTAACCGGGTTAGCTTCTACTGGATTGCACCAAGCGTTTAAGCAGTTTATAAGCAACCCAAAAGTTGGCGGCGAATTCAACAAAATGAGCAGTGCAGAGCTGCATGAGGAATTAGATCCAACAGATGCACCACTAGAGAATGCGGAGGGATAA